CATCATAGCAGATCATAAAATCTTTACCTTCTTCATCAGTACCTCTTAAATATACTTCACCATCACAGCATTGAAAAGTATTAATGTCGTTCATTCTTTTTGATATTACAAACATATTTTTTTTCATAATTATAAATATAAAGTTTTACAGTTATTTTCTATATACATTTTCTTATATTTTTCTAGTTTTATTCTAGTTTTTTCATTTACTTCTTCACCGAAATAATGATAATTCATTCTACCATCTTCAAAAAATTCAGGCTCTACTTTAATATCATAAGATTCATCTAGACATAAATCGTGCTTTTTAGTATAATCATCTAAAGCTTTATCTATTTGTTCTTTAGTACCTACTACAGTAATAGATAATTCAGCTAATTCAGGTACATCTTCATATTGTTTACGTCCAGTCGTTCTTTGCTTATTAATATAAATAGCACCATCATTATAAAAAGTAAAGTGTTCGCATTTTATATCCATATCATAATAAGTTTAGAAGTTAATACTACAAAAGCTACAGTTACTACAGCAAATAAAATTTTATATAAAAAATCATAATCATCTAAACTACTTATAGCATAGTCTATAAATCTATTTTTATAATTAATTTTATTTGTTTCTTTACAATATTCAGCTTTAAAGAAAGTATCTAATTCTTCAGAATTAAATATTCTTTCTTCTTTAGTTACTCTATTGATAACTTTAAAATAATTTTTTTTCATTTTTCTTTTTTTTTTATTAATTAAAAGGTACATATTCTACAGCACTTCTACTATTACTAATTCTAACATAATCATTAAACTTTTTATAAGCTTTTTCACCTTTAGCTTTTTTAATTTTCCATAGTAAATTACAGTACGCTCTATAAACCCTACCAGCATAATCTAAATAATCACTACCTTCACACTTCCATCTAAGCTCTCCACCATTCATATAATGTGCATTTACTAAACATAATTTATCACCTCTTTTAAATCTATTAATCAATTTTTGTTGCGAAGGTGTAAACTTTATACCACTAATTATTTTTTCCATTTTTATATTCTTTTTTATTATTAATACAGCAAAGATATAAAAAAATATATATATCAACAAAAAAAGTTAATAAGTTATTAACAATATATATGTTAAAAAGGTTATATAAAAGAAGCTAATATAATTAAGACAAACGCCCATATTATCATCAAAGGAAGTTGATGCTTAGGCTTCATAAAGGCATAAGAAGATTGATAGGCAACGTACCATTGTTTAAAACAACAGCACAGCCGATCGCTGGCTTCTTACCAGCTTTAGCGTAGGCAAACGAATATTGCGTAAAATCTATACCAGTACCTACCTGAGTACCGAATATACGAAAATTCTTACCTACATAGTGTTCAGTATAACATTGAGTATGTAAATGTCCTTGTACAGTGTTCATCATATCAGCACGACATTTACTACGAGCAGTACCACCTTCACCGTGAATATATTGTACACCATCTTGTTCATATCTTTCTACAAATTCCCAGTTCGGCACTTCTAATACATCTTTATAAGACTTGATCCATTTAGACGGTATAGCACTAGTTTGACTTTTACGCATAATCATTCTATCGTGATTACCAATAATTACTTTAGTACCTTTTTTATGAAATTTTTTATAGTATCTAGATAAACGTTCTATAGCCATTTCTAATTCGTCAGCACCACCTAAACCATCAGCTGAAGTTTCGTGATAAGAGCTGTAGTGGTTATCGATTATGTCGCCTATAAATATTGTTTGATTACAGTTATACGTTTCATATTGTTCATAAACCCAGTCAAGATACTCGTCTAAATCAAACGGACAATGTAAATCGCCAATGATTAAAACATTTCTAACATCTACACCGCGCATTTTATTTAAAGCGAGTATCTCGTGTGGCTTTAATCTAAATCTATTATTTTTTTGCACTGTCTGCAATACCTTGACCTATTACTAATGCAATAATACTGTAAAGAATAGCTTGTGTTTCTTCAGGATTCAAACCAAATTGTTCGTGAAGTAGCTGTACTAATATTCCAGCTAAAGTGTACCATACTTTACGAGATTTTAAAATTTTACCGATTAAAAAATTTTTTAATAATTCATTCATTTGTTTTTATTTTAATTAATATATAAAGTTAATGCCTAATAGAGCCAAAAAACATCAGCATCTTTTGACTTATCGACATCGCAATGTACAAAACTTTTACCAATACCTATACGGTTAATTCCTACGTCTAATAAAGACTTAATTATTAAAGCTCTATCACGACTTCCTATACAGCTAATATCTGCAGCTAAACCTTTTTTATGGCTACTTCCAACACGAGCACCTAATACATTATCATTATAATTTTCAGATCTATAACCGCTATTAATTTTAAAAGGTATGCCAGCGTTACCACGAGCATAATCTAACTTTTCTAAAAATTTTTTATCCATTTTAGCACCACTTCCAGCTTCATCAGGACTAGCAAATTCTTCTATTTTAAAGTGTTTTAAATTAAGTGTATTAGCCATTTTAAGTCGTTTTAAGACGTTATCTGTACGTTCTAGTATATTAGTATTAAAAAATATTTTGCATCGATTTACTAGAGTACAGAAAAAAATTTGTTTCAAATTATTTTTTTATGTTAAATAATTTACAGTATAAACTTTTACACCCTTAACTTCGTGTATAAATTTTTTTACTACATCAATTTTTTTATCACCACTATCTTTTTTATAACGTGGATTTTTACTATTTAATTTTCTTTTTTTCATACATTATAAACTTATAAACAGAAAAAACTATTGCTAAACTCAATGAGATAAAAGTTAGTATTTCATTAACTTCTACTAACGATATACCTATAGCCGTACCATTAGCGATTGCTACTTGAGCAGTGTCTTGTATTTCTTTCATTCTTCTTATTGTTATTCTTATCTAAATAAGATTTTAATTTTATTTTATTAGCTTTTTTTACTTTATAATGTTTTTTCATTAATAAGATATATCAGGAGTTAAAAAATTTCTTAATGTTATATCAGTACCTTTTTGTCTTGGCTTTTCTAAATTCATACCAGCATAATACGCATTTTTATCAGCTGGTATATCATCATCAGTTGCAGTACCGTATTCAGGATATTTAGAAGTATTATATCTTAAATACTCTATTAATCGTTCAGTATAATATTCAGCTGTATTTCTTATTTCTTCACGTAAATGTTGAGCTTCTTCAGTACTTAAAGCTGTACCAGTTTCGCTAGTTTTACTATATATATTGCCATTTTCTACTTTAAATCTGAGAAAAGGTACGCAGTGATAAAACGCCCAGTTAGAAAGCATAGGTGCTATATAATCATCTATTAATTTTTTATAATCAGCTGTTAAATTTACAGCTAATACATCAGCTAGTAATTTATCGTATAGATCAGTACCGAGCTTTGGCTCGACATAAAGCTTTTGAGCTTGTCTAACATACGGAAGTAAAAAATCTACATCGACATTCATATTGATTGCAGTCGATTGCTTCAGCACGTTTTCACTTATTAGGAGTACGTATTGTGTCATATCTTATTAATTATAATATCCATTATTCTTCATTCTTTGTGGTGCAATAGCTACCAGCTTATCATTTCTTTTTACAGTAAAACCTTCACTTCTAGCTTTAGTAACACTTACTATCTGACTATCATCTATAGGCTGTTTAGCATTTCTTAAAGAAGTCTTGTAGATGCGCCTTAACCAAAAATGCCGACATTGTGGCCCGCCCTTATACAAAAACAAATTATATCGTTCTTTTCCATAGTGACCAAAACCTGGATTTAATTCTAAGCTATTAGCATTTAATATATCAGCTTTTCTATATACTTTTTTACTATCTACCATTAAACGACAAAAATCACGGCTAGTACCTGATTTATTAGTTAAAAAATTATCAGTAGCGTAAACATATCTAACTTTATAATAATTATTATAAGATTTATTTACACCATCTTGGTCTATAAAAGTACCTTCATCATCTTTAGCTTTTTTATCTTTAGTAATAATATTAGGCTTAGCTTTTATAGGCTTAGCTAATTCTATTTTTTCATTAGCTACTTCATTTATAACTTTTTCGAAATCAAAATCAGTATGTTCACCATCTACTACTTCTTCATCTACTAATTCATATTCACTTAAATCTTCACCAAAATCTTGTATAAATTCTTCTAAAGCTGTTTTATTAGAAAATCTTTTTACTTCTTCAGCTTTAATTGGTACGCAATTAGGCACTTCACGTCCATCTTTAATTTTAGTACCTATAGCTTCATAACCTTTCTGACACGGATTAGGTGTAATAAATTCTTCTTTACAATTACAGTCGTTCAGGCTCGTTATTTGCTCGTGATTTTCACACGGCATATAAACAGTATTACCATCTAACGAATGTTCGTGAAAACCGCTGCAACCTAACTCTTTAGCTTTTTCTATAGCTTCTTCTTTAGTATCATATAACGGTAAATCTATTTTGCCTTCTTTTCCATCTGTTACCATACTACCTACTTTAGAAAAATTACTTTTTAATTCTACTTCTTCATTTAAAGGTGGTAAACCTAATTCTTCACGTATTTCATCTGTTTCCATTACATCTTTTAAATCTTCACTAGTAAAGTCTAAAGTAATAGGCTTCAGTTGTACAAAGCTTATAGGCATATCCATATTGTTTACCCTAAATAACTTTCTAAGCACCTTCAGTATATGCAACTGGTACGGCATACAGACTGTGTTAAGATAGTAATTTCCGGCTGCATTAAGCTCGTCTACATTTGAGCCTAATCCAGTATCATTCTTTATACCCATCAGCATCGGGCTGGTTACACGATGTGCAGTTAAAATATTTTGTACTAGAAGCTCTTGTAAAGCTAAATATTGCTTATCGGCATTACTTACAGATATAGGTGTTATTTCAGGTACTCTATTTCTATCTTCACTAAAAGTTAAAACGAAACGTCCAGCTGATTTTTCACCAGTAAATTTTTCAGCTAAACTATTTTCTATTTGTAATCTTTCTTCTTGCGTCGGAATTCCGTTCGCGAAGGATATAAAATAAGATCCACTAAAGCCGTTCGAGATATTCGCAAGATGATATTCCGACACCTTTTGATCGATTAAACTCCAGTTATTACCAGCTAAATAATCAGGTGTAAAATAGCAATTCATATTAGGAGAATATAAACCACTATATAAGATTTGATTAGCACTTGTTCTATCATTAACATTAAAGGCTGGTACTCTATACGGCTTATTCATTCTAGTGTTAGTCCAGTCGCTACTAATATAATAACCTTTTACTTTACCCATTACATCAGGCTTTTCTACTCGTATTTTTTCTACCGGAACGTGGTAAATTTCAGCGATTTGAGTACGGTCCTTTGACCATACAACATTTAACGCAAAAGCACCCTGAAGCTTAAAGTCAAAAGCTACTTTTTTAATTAATTCGTGTAAAGTTTCATTAGAATTAGCATTAGCCATAAATTGCTTTAGCTTAACTACAGCATCTAAATCACGTTCATTTTCATCATCTATTACTATATCTTCACCAGCTATCATTTCACTAGTAGCATTAATAATCGCTGCATTTGTAGAACTGTTATAATACAAGTCTATCAAAAATTGTGGATATAGGTTACGCCAATCGCCACTACTATCACCGTATTCTATATAATCTTTTCCACGTACTTCTTGTACTTGTGGTGAAGTTTGTACACCTAAATCAATGTTAATTATTTCTTTCATATTAATCTGTTAGTTGCGTCCATTCTGGACTATTTAATATTGCCATTATACCATCATAATCATATAATGTTTTACCCTCTAAAAAAGTAGGTGTATCACCTTCAAATTTAAGCAAAAATTCTGTACCGGCATTATTATAGCGTAAAGTATCTTCAGAAGTTTCATTTACTTCACTAAAATTAACCGTATTTAATTCTTCAGTATTTAATATTGTATAATTCATTTAATCAGCTTTAAAAGGTACGTCACTACTCCACGTTGGTGTATTCTCTAAAGTACCATTATTATCATTACCACTACCATCAAATGCTACAACACCACTTCCAGCATCTAATTTATAATAGGCTTCAAGATATTCTACATTAGTTAAGTCTTTAGGCTCTTGACCAGCTACATATACATCAGCTATAGTCATTTCTCTTGAAAATAATCCTAAGTGTGCTACTTTTCCGTGTAAATAATTACCATCTAAAGTATTTTGACCTATCATAGAATTAGCAAAAGTACCAGTAAAAGTACCAGTAAAAGTATTAGTATCTTGTAAAGTACCATCTACAAATATTTGTATTCTAGTAGTACTCCAAGTAGCTAAAACGTGGTGGAAATTACCATCACCTTCAAAATCTACAGTATGCGAAGCTAATTTAGTACTACCGCCTAATCTATAAGCTATTCTTAATTCAGTACTACCATTATGATAAAATACATTAACGTAATTATTACTATCCACTCTAGCTTGCCATATAGTACTACTTGTACTAGTGCTATCTATAGTAAACCATACACTACAAGAGCCACGTTGACCAGTAATTAACCCTTTACTTTCACCTATATCTATATATTCATCAGTACCATTAAAATCTACTGAATAAATATTATATCCAGTTTTACTAGTATTTAAACTATTACCTAATTTTAATCCTAACATATCTTATGTTGTAGTACCTTCATAATAACCTATACCAATACCACTAGCTAAAGTTATTGCGGTTACGTTCATAAATAAAGTTGTTCCGGCTGGTAAAGTAGTTTGCAGTGCACTTTCACCACTAGCATCAGCTACAGTAATTGCACTTACTACAGAAGTTACTGGAAAATAAACGCAATACCAGTCTTTACTAGTTTGAGCTGCAGTAGTAAATATTTCTGTACTACCATTTTTACCTAATTGTTCTTTTAATAATTGTTGTACGTTTTCTATCATTTTTTTATTTTTAAAAATTAATCATAACTACTATTATAAACGTAGTCTTGTGTTTGCGTTTCTTCGTATTCTTTATATCTAATTTCTTTCATATCTTCAGTACCTTGTGTTATATATAATTTTCCTTGAGCTACTTCACCTTGTACTAAATAAAATTCTTGTGTACTATCATTAGCCGTACTACCATATCTTACATCATAATAAAAAGAGCCTTTACTAACTACAGTACCACCACTATTAATCATTTCAGGATTCCACGCTGTATAAGTCATAGAGCCATACGGAAAAGTAGGATTAGGTACTAAAAATTCACGTCCATTACTAGCACCCCATACTTGCGAGCCACTACCTGAATGTCCATTAGAGCTATCGTATAATCTTAAAGTCGGGGAGCTATCAGTAGCATAAGCTAACGTAATAGTATTAGTTTGTGGCTTACTAGTTATTTCTACTAAACTTTGATAAGCACCACTTCCATTATCAAATTCATAAGAATATCCAGTCGGACATTCACTCTTAATGGTAATAGTCATTCCAGTAGAATGTTCAGCTACATCAGTTATTTCTAGCCATCTTTTATTATCACTTTGTGCTTGTACTTGTGTTATTCCTAGAGCTGTTAATGCACTATTAATATAAGTACCAGCTGAGCTTTGTAATCTTAAATAATAAGTACCAGTAGCTAGATCACTTATTTTTAAATTAGATACTTTATTAGCATTAGTTAAAATAGTAGTAGCTAATACAGTACCAGTAGCACTACCTGACCTAATTGTAGCTTTACCTATTCTTCCAGTAGCGTCTATAGGCATAGTAGTAGAATTATAAGCTAAAGTATTAGTAGATGTAGTAGTGCATTCATAAACTTTATAATAATAATAACCTAAAGGTATAGAGCCAACTTTACCAGCAAAAATATTACTAGTACTTACACCGTTTACAGCTGTTAAGGTAAAAGAATTATATCTATCAGCTATAGTATATTTAATAGGATAAGTATATTGTTCTTGTACATATTCAGTAGGTGATATATAAGGCTTACTATAAGTAGTACCCATATCATTTGTTATTTCAAATAAATAACGTATTTGACTATCTAAAGCACCAGTATCTATTCTATTATCTTCAGTAGATATATAAACTATATTTTCAGCTTCAGGACTACTTAAAGTTAAGTGTATCATATAATATAATAGAAAAACAGTTAATTTATTTGTATTGTAAAAGAAAAAGAGGACTAAATGCCCTCTTTATCTAAGAAAATATATAATAACACTTTTAGTGTTTAGAATTTATGCAATTACAATACCACCCGGTATATCAAACGCAGTATTATCGAACGGATCAGTAGTATAATCAGCTACTATTTGCATCGGAGTTTCTTCCGTGCCATCTAGTGTCCAACTGTAACCATTGTGGTCGCCAAATCCAGCACCACTTAAATTAGTACCACTATTTAAACGCATACCGTTTCTTAAACCCATTCCAACTATAACGTGGTGTCCAGCATCATTCAATTGATTTAACGCAGCAAAAACAACTACTTTAGACAAAGCTAATAGTCTTAATTGATTTTGGTCTGCAGTAGATAATTGATTAAGCTTTAAAGTAATTTGTGGTGCATAGAATATAGTACCGTTTTCAGTACTACCCGTAATAGTTTCGGTCAAGCTACTTTCACCTCTAGGCACAGTATAACGATATAAAGCTTTTGCAGATAGCATATTAATATCGGTTATAGCACCAGTGCTAGTAACGATACCAGTACCAAATACTTCACCAGTTGTAGCATCTTTTGTAAATTCATCATAAACTCCAAAATAAACGTATTTTATACCACCAGCGATTCTATCGCAGATTAATCCTCGTCCTTTTGTTAGTGCAGTACAGCCCATTTGTTAAATTTTAAAGTTAAGGAAGTAGCTTTTACACTACTTCCGTTATTCTAGTCTATTATTAGTGTTGCATTCTTAAAATATCAGCACCTACTCCTGATTGTACACCACCACTATATCTCGCTACAACACGCATATTGTCCGATCCATCGAGCTTAGCCATATCCATCATAGCGATACGAGTTTGGTCGCTTAGAAGGTCGGTACCGAAGTATAAATTAGATTTTTGTGCGATTACTAAACCGTTCTCTCTCATTCCGGGACATACGGCAATTTTGTAACCTTCAAATACTGGCTCGTAATCAGCATTCATATTATACGCATTAACATATCCTAAAGTAGATACTGCAGATATATATAAGCTATAAGTCTTTGGTGACATATAAATATGTAAATCTTCTTTTCTCAATATTGTAGAAATATTAGTTGCTAAATCAGTAGTAGCAGTTTGTAGATTAGCAATAATATTGTTTACATCAAATGCACCACTTGCAGAAGATTGTACTACAGTTGCATCTTGTGCTGGTAATAATAAACCACTAGTAGCAGTCATTAATCCTAAGAAAGTACCCGACGCAGCTGCACCAGTACCACTCCAAATATTATTTTCTACTCCATCAGCTATAATTTCACCTAAGTACGAAATAACATAATCTTCAAAAGAAGGAGGCGGAGGTGCTCCAGCACCAGCTCTCATTTGTAACGCCTCCCAGCTATCTAATAAAGTTTGCTTACAAAGATCAATGTTAATCATCAAATTCTTAGGCGTTAATACTTTTTCGGTTAAATCTAGATCACCTGAATCATTAAAATCACACGCAGCATCTTGTACTAGTGATGCACCAGCCATTCTCTGTATGTTGCTTTTAAATTTTATGTTTTCTATCATCGTTAAATAGTCTAACGATTTAGCTTCTTTTAGTGCAGCGCTGATGTAAAATCCAGCTGCTTTACCACTAAAATTACTTGTTGTTGTAAATCCCGCCATTTTTTAATTTTTTTTAATTATTTATTATTATTTATTAAGGTTATATAAAAACTTTTCTTGTCTAGAAAGTTTATTGTAATCTTTTTTACTCAATTCAGTTTTTTCACTACTAAATTTATTAGTATTAATAGGATCATCAGCTGGAGTTTTACTTAATTCAGTTTTAAGCTTTTCATTTTCAGCTTTTAATTTTTCTATTTCTTCTTCAGCATTAAATTCTACTACTTCTGTAGTTTTAGTAGTTTTTGTTCTTGGATTTTTAGAAGGTACTGTATTTTCTTCAGGAGTTTCTTCAGCCATTTCTTCTACATCACCACTTTCACCTATTTGCTTTTTAATATCAGCTATAGCATCTTCTAAATTTTTGATACGTTTTTCCATACCTTGCCAGTCTGCTACATCGGCTTCTTCATCTTCATAACTATCTTTTTCTTCAGTCATTTCTTCTTTATCATCTTCAGCTTCTATTTCTTCTTCTGTTTCACTTTCCATAACTTCCGCAACTATACCTTCTTCTTCTACACGAAAGCTTACACCAGTATCTAATTTATACGTACCGGCCGGTAATTTAATCGTTGTGCCATCTTCTGTTAATACAGATACGTCAACACCGTTTTCGAGTTCCTCGGCCGTAGAAACGATTATAGTACCATCTTCGGTCTTTGCCTGAAAAGCTAATTGTAAATCTTCTTCAGTATCTAAACCTAACGCTACTCTTATTTGTTTTTTTAAATCCATAATTTTTTATCTTAAATTTAAGTTTATACTATATAATAGAATATTATTATATTTATTTGATTTTCCTTATTATTTCATTTAACGCACTAAGTATTTCTTCATTAGTAGGTTGCTTTTCAGACATCTTTTGCATTTTGTCGACAAAATATCCTTCGATACTTAATCCGCGTAATTCACCTTCTTTAATCTTATTCCATAGCTCATCGTTATCGATACGCATCTTAACAAACCAAGTACCGTTGGGTAAATCGTAGCCGTACAATTTAGATTTATCTTGGTCGCCTTCCTTTATCCAACTTTCAACAGTAAATACACCACTTACTCTTTCTTGATGTTCATAAGTAGCTTTATGGTGGTTATTGTGTTTTAAGTATAATTCAGACGCTTGTCTAACGGTATCTTGACTAAAATAAACATAATATTCACTATCTGTTTGCGGATCATATCTAAAAATTTGCTTATTAGGTATTAAAGCGGGCGACACTAACATTCTTTTTTCTTCGTCAACTTTAGCAAAAGTTAAATTGTGCTTTTCTTTACCAAAAAAAACAAAGTCTTGTTCGATGGCTGGCGCAGATACTAAGCTTATTGCATCTATAGCTAATTCTTTATTACCTTCTTCTATTATTAATTCGACTATTCTAGTAGGCTTTTTTTTCATTCTAAAAATCTTTTATTCTTTGTTCAGCTTCATCTATTTCATCAGATAATCTTGCTAAATCTTTTTCTAGATCTTTAACACTAGCTGGTATATCTAAACCTAATTCTTTAATTTCATCTTTAAATTCTTCTAACATACTTTCACCTTCAGTATAAGCATCGTTCATATCAAATCTTACAGTGTCTTTAGCTCTTATGAACTTTTCGAAAGCTTGGTCTAAATCTTCTTCTACGAATTCTAATAAACCTAAACCTCTAAAAATTACTTCTTCAATATCATCTATTCTAGAAAGTTTTACCTTATGTACTTTACTTAATTTTAATTCTTCTAACTGTTTATAATTTTTTACTTCTTTTTCATATTCAGCATACGTTTTTTTACCTAACGGACTTGGCTCTTGTTTCATTTTATTATATTTTTTAGGATTAGCTTTTTCACATTCTTCTTTTGTATCGTATTTACATTCTCCAGTATTACCATACTTATATTTTCCATCTTTGCATTTTTTACACGGCATATTATATAATAGATTAAATTAATATTTATTTGATTTTAGATAGTAGCTCTACGTCTAATAGTTGCAAGTTTATCTTGACTGTTAGTCATATCATCTGTTACTACGAAGGCTTGTACTGGCTCTATACCACCTATATCAGCACCACCTTCTAAAGTAAAAGCACCACTAGACATAACCGGTGCTGGAGTAGCTGCACTTACACCACCACCACCACCACTACCACTACCTACATCAGTAGAATATATTTTTTGTACATTAGATAAACCTGAAGCAATTACCGCAGCACCAGTTACAAAACCAGCTACACCACCTTGTGCAAAAGCTTTATTTGCTCCTACAAAAGTATCAATAATTGCACTCGCAGCTGCTAATTCTTTATTATCACCAGCTAAAGCACTTAACGAACTAGCTAAATTACCATAAGCACCCAGTTGGTCGTTTACATTAGCCATTACTATTTTCTTTCTATCCTTAGCATATTTTTCATCTATAGCAGTAGTGTCCATACCAGCTTGATTTGCTAACTTTACTTTTTCTTTATAAGCATTTTCTAAATCAGCTAATTCTCTTTCCATTCCACTCATTCCTTCGGCTCTAATCTCGTTTTGTGCTGCTAATAATTCATTTTCTAAAGCTACTTGATTAGTCTTTTGTTCAGACAATTGTCCAGTAATAGTTTCTTCTAATTCTAATAAAGTTACTTTTTGCTCTTGTAAAGCTATATAATTTTCTTCACTAGCATTTATATCATATTGGACTTGAGCCGCATCTATTTGTTTTTGTATTTGTGCTTTTTGTAATTCTTGTTGTTTTAAAAGAATATCATTTAGCTTGGTATTAGCTTTTATTCTATCTTCAAAAGACGCATTTACATCATCACGTATTTGCCTTTGTTCTTCAGCTTCTTTTAAATATTGTGCATTTAATTTTGCAAATTCTACTGCAGCTCTATTTGCTGCTTTTTCAGTTTGTGTGATAGCATCAGCTTGTTTTACAGTACTAACTACATATTCAGTTATTGCTGGTATTGCTTTTTTTACAACTTTAGTTACTTTATCTACACTATTATCAACCCCAGTAAATATATCTACTGTTTCTTTACCAGCTTCTTTTAAACTATCTAATGCACCAGTAAAATCTCCTTCAAATACTTTTTTAAATGCTTGACCTAAATGCCCTAATGTGTCCATTACACTATTTAATCTTTCCATCAGATTATCTTTAAGTGCTTGAACAAATTTATCCATACTTGCTTTAGGATCTTCAAAAAGTGCTTTAAAATAATTTACTACTGTACCTATATTATTACTTATAAAACCGAAAAAGTCATTAAAAGCAATAGATAAAGCTGTAGTAGCTGTTTTAAATATATCCATTACTTTTTGATTTTCACTTAATACTTGCTTAAATACATTAAAAGCTTCAGTAATTAAAAATACAATTCCACTAGCTTTTACTAAACTTTTAAATCCTAAGCTTAATTTATCTATACCACTTTTAGCTTTTTTTGCACCTTTATCTAAATCACCAGTTGCTTTTGCAGCTTTTTCAGTATCTTTCGCAAAATCACCTATATTACTATCTATTTCAGCTTTTATTATTTCTTTACTCATATCTTAAAAAGTTGTTTCTGAAATTACTTCGTGTAAAGTTACCGAAGCACTCCATAAATTATTTACTGTATTTCTATCTGTGCATTGTACTGTTATTGAAGGTACTCCACCAGTAGTACTATCTACCATATTACACGTACCATTAACACCTATTTTTGCTATATTTCTTTCAAAACCAATAACGAAAGACATATTATAACTATTATCTATTTTTACAGCACCTCTAATATTCCTATAAGAGTAATTACCAGCTACTCCACGTGTACCACCTAATTCAAGTCTAGTAACATATATATCAAAACCTATAATAGAATTATTTTTTACATTTATAAAGCTAGAGCCATCACCTTGTATAGTCATATTAGTTGCGGTATTATCTATAGTAACACAGCTTAATTCTAAAGTAGATGTTTGCCTTCTACTATTAAAAGACACAGCACTAGTGCTATCTGTTACAGTTTGAACACCACCACCTATACTAACTTCAGCTTCACGGCTTATTATAGCTCTTTCACCACCTAATATAGATGAATTATTAAAAGTATTTTCTACTTCGTGATTATTACCTAATATAAACGTATTAGCATTACCACCATTATTAATATTATTTTCACCTACTATAAAGCTATTTTGTGCATAGTTTCTTATAGTATTATTTACACCAGTTTCTTTATTTTTCCTATTAGCGAATTTTTTTCTAGCAGTAGGTATTAAAGTACCAGCTTGACAAGTACCACTTGTTTTATCATATCTATATCCATAAGCTTCACATACTACCTGACTAGCTAATAAACCAGTAGTAGTACCATCAGTAAAAGTAACAACACCAGTTTCGCTAACTGCATCAGGCTTTATAGATAATCCATTTTTATATTTTACTTCAAATTTACTCATTACGGTATTAATATAAATTCTACATTAGATAAACTATTAGGCTTATAATCGATTTTATTTACTCTATAAGCTCTATTTTTTATCATAACTTGTTTTCTGAAATCGAAAGTATTAATATCAGCTGCAGTTAAATATACTTGAGCAGTAATAACTTTAGTATCTATATTATACAATTCATTATAATAAGGTGCGTGATATAGATTATATAAATTAAGTACCGTAGAATTAGTTATACCTATCATACTATTCCAGCCAAAATTATAATCGTAATCAGTATTTGCAGCCGGTGTATCACTCGTATGAGAAAATAATAAGTATTTATCCTTTACACCACCAGCAACGCCATTTTGCCCTGGCACATCATATTCATATACACTTCCTATATTTCTATAATTATCATAAAGTATTCTTGGTAAATTATCTATACCTTCAAATTCCCAGCCATTCTCGCTACCATAAATAACTGGTATATAAAACTGCGGAAAATTATCGTGAATAGGCTTTATAATAGTACTGGCAAAAGGTGTTGCTATTATTTCTTCACTTTCAGCTAAATTACTTATTTGACCAGTCATTAATGTTAAAGCAGTAGTATCTAATTTTTTTTCTCCATACAATTTACCACCAGTAGCTAATTTATAAACGCTAAACGGATAATCATCTTCATCTTCTTCATATCTAAAATGTACCATTCTTTTTAAATCCATCGGCTTAATAGTCATTTTTTCTAGATCTACTTTATCCGTCCAGTCGTATTCTATATTTCTAGAAGCTAACGTAGTACCACTAGATGTAGATAAACCGAAAATATCATCATAAGTTTCTATAATTATATTATTAGGATTTTTTGGGTCGGGTATAGTTATTAAATTAAACATAGTCATTATACCTTTTAGAAATTCCCACTGATTTTGTTCACCTCTATTAGCTTGTAACATTGACGCTTCTACTATTTCTGCATTATTATATACAGTACCACGTACCCACGAAGCTTGACCACCTACATAATTTCTTTGCTTACAAGCACTAGCTGTATCGCTATACCATTCTACATATAATTCATCGCTACCAGTTCCATTTTTATGCAAAGGCACATCAGTAATTGAAGGTTGATACCATAATTCATTAGTACTAGAAGCTGGAAATAAAGCTGAAGTTGCTAGTACAGTAGTAGATCCTACAGCACCTAATACACCACTATTATTTTTTCTTATTACCCTAGCTTGCCATTTAGCTGAAGTATTTACCCAAAACCCTATTAATTGAAATTCTAAGCTATAAAAAGTATTATCTTGCTGACAAGTAAATTTACTAGAAGCTAAATCCCAGCCCGTATCACTATCAAAAGTATCTGTAGGCTCGTGTAAAAATTGCCATACAGTACCACTACCGATAGTACTAGTAGTACCAGCAAAGTAATCTGGGTCGCCATCACGATAATTAGCACTACCAGTATGAGTAAAGTCATTCGGTCCATTATCTTTACCCCAGTTAAAATCCATATAGAGCTTTTTAAAATCAGCACTATCTATAAATGTACTCGTATATTCATAACCAGCATTTCTAAATATATTTTGTATTAAATATTTAATTCTTATCCACGGCCTAAAAGCATCTTCTAAAGAACTTAATTCAGGCTTATCATTTATACAATTTATATTACCCGTCCAGTCGCAAAAAGGATATTTTAATACATTAGTTTCATTAGTTGCTAAAGTAGGCTCTAAAGCGAAGCTATCAGATGCTAAATTATTTAATAATTCTAATTCACCTTCAACACTATTTTGTATATTATTTATATTATAATTATGATTTAATTCACTTAAATCTATATCAGCAAATGTTTTCGTTTCTAGTATTTGTTTTAAAGCTACAGCTTCACTATATAAATTAACATTATAACTTATTTCACCTTTTTGATTTTTTATTTCTATAAGCCTTAAAGAGCCTTCAAATACTACTAATCCATCAGTTTTTAAAACAGCCTTAGTACGAGCATAAGGATTAAAGTCAAAAGCACTATTTATAGATTTAGTTATTTCGAAAATATGCGTAAATATTCTATTATTTCTTTTAGTAGCTGGTAAATCAAAATCTTTAGAATAAGATTGTTGCTTTTCTGCTACATTTTTAAAATCATCAATACTTAAAGTTAATGGTATATCTTGTTCTTGGTATAAATCACATATAACTTGACCATCATTTAAATCTACATAAGAAATAGGTGCAGACGTTGGAGCTTCTTGCAAAGAAATACTATTAACTACGAATGTTCTATTTACATTATCTATATAAGCTATTACTAACGGCATACTAGATGCGGTAGCTATAAAATCTTGAAAAGATATTCCACTACTATTAGGCGACATTGCATAAGGTGTAGGAGTACCCTGATTGCCTATAAAATCTTCACTACCATTTCCAGTACCACCTATTACAAATATACCCGGCAAAGTAGTATATCCAGTATGGTCTATTGTTAATCTATATATATTACCTACAGTTAAGCCATTTACCATTTGAGCAACTCCAGCGACAGAATTACGACTAGCATTAGGTGTAGCAGAAGATTCTAAAGTTATTTGACCATTCGCCCATAATGGATAAGCTACAGTATTTAAATAACCACTAGTAAAACTAGAAAATCCAAACCAGCCACCAGCATTAAATATTGGTGAAGATGCTACAGTTAAAGCATAAGTAGTTTGAGGTGTATTAACCGGTCCATTAATATCAGCATAACCTAATATTGTATTAACGAATTCAGGATTGCTTACATATTCAGTAAATACCGATACTGAATTATAAGAATAACCAGCATAATCTTGTGGATATACTATTAATTGTGTACTCATATTATACGGCTTGCGTCCTTAAATCTTTATTTTTTTCTATATCTATAGTATAACTTATAATTTTATCATTAGCTACCGTCTTACGAGTAAAGCTACTAGTAGTTACTATTACTGGCTCAACGTATTTATTAATTATACCACCATCATCATTAGCTGTAGATTTATTTATTATATATACTTCAGGACTATTTAATAAGCCTTCTATCCATACACTTTCTAAATCACTTAAAAAATCAGTACTAAGCTTAATTTTTTCTTTAGCATTAACTCTAAAATTCTTTACACCACCTTTATATCCTTGCGGTAAATATGTTAAGTTATTCCAGCTACCTTCTAGCTGAGTATATTGAGTTTTTTTAGTACTTACAGAACGTACAGATTTAGTATTAAAAGTATAATAGTCAAAAGCACCAAATTTATTAAGCCACGCTAATCTAATACCTTCATAGCCAAAATCATTATCGCATATAATATTTACAGTATATAATTTAGTAATAGCACTACTTGCATTATCAAATCCTTGAAAAGTATAATAACTAGTATTAGCAAAGTTACTTGAAAACGTTGTACTACCATTAATTAAATTAGCTGGATATATACCATTAAATAATATTTTAGCATTAGAATTATCAGTTATATTACTTGCACTACCACCATTCGCTACAGTATTATCTATAGTAAAAGTAGCTATTTGTATACCACTACTATTATACATAATTATACGAGTAAAAAAATATCTTTTAGCTGGGTCGTTAGTATTACCTGTTTCAAAACTAGCATTTGTTAAACCATTAAACGTAGCTAGAGTGCCATAATCTTCAGATCTAGCATATAATGTAGTAGGCATAGTAGAAAGATAACAAGAAGTGCTAGAATTTTGTATAAAATTATATTCATTACCTACTATATCAGTACCAGCTTTTTCTAAATCCCAGCCAAAATTGTTAGATAAAGTAGATCCACGTAAAGAATCAGTATGAGCTAAATAACCATTATAAAACAAATAGTTCGGTGTCCATAAAGTATCACCATCAGTTTCTACTTTATTCGGGTCGCCACCACCATTTAAATATTCTATTTCAAATTTTATTGTTAGCCATCTAATAGTTTTATCATTAAAAGAGTATTTATCTATTAAATGTATTGGAAATGGCTTTTCAGTACTATAAGAAGCTCCTTTATAAGTAGGTGCAGTTGACCATACTGGTGCAGTAGAAGAAGTATTACCACTAGCTAAATTATCAGTATTTACAAAACTTTCTATAACGCTTCTTAAATCGAACATACCTACTCCAGCATTATTAGGCGTAGTTTTTAAAGTAGCCACTTTATAAGAAGCTATTGAAGATATATCATTATGTACATATACATTAGCTATAAATTTAACTTGTGATTGATTTATTACTACAGTACTATCACTTACTGTAAATATAGTAGGTTGAGCCGCTGGAAACGGGTCGAACTTAGGTTGCTGTTCTAGTTGTAAATTAGCCATATATATTTTTATTAACTGTTATACTTTCTATAATATCATCATTTAAACTTTTTAAAAAATCAATAGAAAAGAATTTATAATTTTTACCAAAAGATTTTTGAAAAAAACTAATACCGTGTATTCCTCTAATATATATACTTCTAGCCATAGCTATTGATAAGCTTTTATGAGATATAAATCTACCTTTTTTATCACGTCCTTTAATTCCTTTCTTTTTTATCCACTTAAATAAACCTTTAGTTAATCCACCTTTAGCACCAGTACCAGTACCAAATTGAAACGGACTATCTTTTCTTTTACCTTGCCAAGTTGTATACCATCTACGTCCACCATAATTACCTTTAGTAGTACCTGATTTAATTACACCACCTTTTCCTTTAACTCCTTTATCTACATAATCACCATATTCAGACATTAAGAATTGTATTTTAATACCTTGTGTGCTTTTTATCATTTTAAACTTTATACTTTTAGCTAAATCAGTATCACCTTTTTTATTAGCCAAATTACTCTTAGCATCTTTTACTACTTGCTTAGCATAACTTTCTAAATATCTTTCTATATTACTAGTAGCCATTATACAAGCCCTACAAAGACTTCTACTTGTACATCAGCACTTCCTGACGGTCTTACTTGAATACTAGTAATATCTTCCAAAGTACCAAAAGCTGGAGATGTGTCTGTTTCACCTATTGCACCTTCTTCTGCTTGAAATAAAACGTGTGAAGCACCAGCTCTAACGGTTACTTGATAATTAGTATTAGTAGTAATAAAAGCTACTTTCATATCTTCAGTAGTGCTTAAATTAGTTACTCGTACATACTTAGTATTTTCTACATCTAAAGCACCAGCACTAGTATGTGGTGTAGTAGCGAAAGTACATACAGTCGTTGTATTAGAGTGTGCACACGTTAATATTCTTTCATATACATCTACTATTCCAGTAGTAGTTAAAGTATTTGTAGTGCCTCTCGCAGCACCGTTTAAAGTCAAACTTTCAGTAATTGTTGTAATTAAATCTGCCATAATTATTTTTTGTTTTTATCTATTTGTTTTAATTTATTTATTGCCCAGTTTACACCGCTAGATCCGCCCCACGCGTCCCACATTAATCCGCCACAGCCTTCACTATAAGGCACGTCTTTATTTTTTTGATGTCTTTTAAAACTTGCCATTCTAGCAATAGTTTCACGACTTATATTTTCCCTTCTAGCTAATTGTCCAGCTCTTGTCCAGCCTACCCTAGTACCACAGCTAGTACCATTTTCTTCTTTCCATTTTATTGCTCTTTTAGCATTATTACTAGCGCCTTTAGGATAATCATTATAAGTTTCTAATTTAATACTAATAGCTTCTAGCTTTTCTAATACATCTTCATAACTCATAGCTTTAGAGTTATTTTTGGTGGTATTAGTTGTATCGTTATTTTCCATATTTTAAATTTTATCATTTACCTATATAAGTATCTTCCATAGGTATATCACAAGTTTGAAAACTATTTTCTACAGTTATACCTAAATTAAAAACCCAGCCAGTAACATCTTGGTCAAATCTTTCTTTAAACGGCTCTAAAGTAAAATTACCTTCAGCAAAATATACTGGAGCATTTATATCTAATTGTAATTGAGCTTGCCATTTACTATTACTCATTATTCCAATAATATCAACGCAAGTTTGTAAAACACTACTATAAACATCTTGCTCATTAGCATTATCAGGCTCGACTAAATCCATTACAAATACTTGAAAATTATATATCAATTCACTTCTTGTAGTAGTAACATTTACCGGTACTAAGTGCATTAAAGGATATAAAGTACGTTTGGCTAAATCTATATCATATATATCACCTACAGTTGTAGTTTTTATTTGATTATGATTAGCTCCTAAATTTTTAAGCGTATCTATTACATTATTATATGTTTTATTATTTATAGCCATTTATATTTACTTGTTTTAAACTTTTTAAATCTGTTTCATAACTTAACCACGTAAAAGCTTCTAATATATTTAGCCTAGTAATAGCTTCTAAGTTTTTTATTTCACCACCGCATAATCTATACATTAAGCCGAAGTAACCCCATTTATTTGCGAAGTCGACTTGCTCAACTCCATTTTCTTCTTCAGGTTGCTCGCTTGCTTCACCAAATACAACGGCAAAACGTTTGATAATTTCTTGCCTAAATGATAAAAAAAAACCATTGAGCTTTGTACATCTATAGCCTTCATCTTCTTAAATTCTTCAGCTCGTATATTTATATTACCATCATACGCGGGTATAGTATAAGCTTTATTCTTTTTTTCTAATACTGGTCTAAATAATACAGCCATTATTTCAGGCATATATTTATAAAAACCTTCTTTTATAAAATGCTCTATATCCGCCCATTCACCTAACGTCATATCTTCTAAATTTGGATGCATTCCATATTCTACATTATTTAAGGTAATAATCTTTCTTAGCTTACCTTTAACTTCTTGCATTTCAGTAACCTTATGCATAATTGCAGCAATATCTTTTAACTTTAATTCCTTAATTAATTTTTTAGGTATATCAGATAATATTCTTATAGTTTCTTCAGCTTCTTTAGTTTTAGTTTTATTTCTAAGATCAATAAGCTTAATCCACTTTTCTAACGTTACATCATTCCAGCTTTTTATAAATCTATAAGTTTTTACCTTACCTTCTTTTTTAACTTCAATTTGCATAATATATAATAGAAAAATTGTTAATTTAGTTTACTGTACAAAATACTTGCCATAATTACTATCTATTTCATAGTAACAACGCATAGCTATAGCATCAGCATAATCAGGAGAACGACCAATAATAGCTTTAACTGTATCTTTAGAAAGTATTTGTAGCTTATTATCTTTATCAGCATCTTTAGTACGCACTTGCTCCAGCTCTTCGATTATATCATTCTTAGCATTTATATTATTACAAGTAATGCCAACTTGTCCTTTATTAATTAAATCAGCTAATTTATAATAACATTGTGTTTTTAAGTTTTGATAATTTTCACCTTTTATAGCTTTAGAATTATTTACAAATCCTTGACATCTTAAATAATCTTTTACACCACCACCTACTCCATCTTCATCGACTATTATATTTCTTAGCACTACTTGATTCTCTTGCTGTAACGTCTTTATTTCGCTTACAACATCATTTATAGCCGATTTAAGCAACGTTTTAATAAAAGTAATATGTAACCCCTTCCAAAGCATTATAACTGTTCTATCGCTACCAAAACGTGCTACATCGCAAGTTATGTATTTTTCACCATCTATTCCTTTATTATCAAATAAGCCTATAATACTATTATAATCTATTAAGCTATCTTGCGTTGCATCGTATTCCCAGTTACCGTATAATAATCTTTGTTTAGTTAATTCATCTAATTCGAATAATTGCTTTTCATAATGTTTTGAGATATACTCATTATCACCTACTAAGGATTGTATAAACTGTTTATGAGCTTTTAATTTACCTTCTTGTGCTGGTCTATAATAAGTAGTGTAAACCCAGTTTTTAGCTGGATTGCAAGTCATTAGTAATTTAGGTATTAATCCATTTTCATCTAACTTATACCTTAATCTAGAAGCTACTATATTTTTTGCTTTTTCAGTTATTTGATTTGCTTCATCTATAAAAGCTCCAGTTATTTCTAAACTTCCTAAGCTATCGAAGTTTCTATCAGAAGGATATAAAAATAAATCTTTTAGTATTATTTCACTACCATTATAAAAAGTAATAATATTACTAGAGCCATTAAAAGTATAATCACGTACAGCTTTTAAATTCCAAGATGTACAAACTTCAAAGAAAGTATTTAGTGTAGTCTTTTTTAACGCATCAAGTTTGCTTCGCCCCATTAAGTAACGTGTCTTAGGATATTCTAAAGCCATTAAGATTAGAAAGCTGACACCTATCCAAGATTTACCACCACCCGCAGCACCACCGAAAAGCACTTCTTTAGTCTTATCATCAAATAAATATTTTAAGCACTTCTTTTGCGTTACAGTAAATTCAGGCTTTAGTATTATTTCTTCATTCACTTAGATCTATATTAATTTTAATTCTTTGTTCATCAGAAGTAATATCTAGCTTATTAGTTTCATTCCAGCCTAGTCTTGTTTTAGCTGCGTGTATTACTACAGATGGTACTTTATCTTTAACACATTCATAATATTTAGATTTTATAAAATCTTTTTGTATATTCTCTATTTCTTCTACTTTAGCTTTAAATTCTTCATCTTCTTTTAGCCACTTATAAAAGTTTGTTCTACTTAGATTAGTTGCTTTTAAAGCTGTAGTTATTACGCCTAAGCTACTTTCTAAAGCTTTTAGTATTCTTTCTTTGTTGATTTGTGTTCTATTTTGTTCGTTTTCCATTTTTTAATCTTTTAGGCTCATTAGTAAAAGGTACATCTTCTTTATACGTATTCCACGCTATATTACTTCTATCACCTTTTATTAATTTAGGTGATAAATATCTATGATTTATTCTATGATGTAATCTACCGCCATTTTTCTTTTGCTTTTCAGCGTGACATAAACTTGGAAATTGTATAGGTATAATTAAAGACTTATTTAATAATTTACATTCATTATATAAATCAGTTAATCCACCTTTAGCTGTAGCACTAGCTACTTGATTTAATACTAAACCACTTGCTAAACTACCAGTAAAATAACCTTCATTCATTATACCAACGAATTGGCTTGTATCATTATCTTGTACACCTCTTTCACCTCTATAAATATATCTAGTATTATAAAACGTAGTGTTCATTACTTTTTTTCTCATTATCTTTTTATTAATTCTTTCAAACATATCACCAGTTTGACTTAATCCAAATACACCTATATTTTGTCTTATCATAAATTCTTTAACTCCATTAAATACTAAAGTTAAATCATCTATATTAGCCATACGTGTATAAACTCCAAAAGGTCGTACTTGATAATGGCTTGTATCATCATCAATAACTAAATAAAAATCTATATTTAATTCTTTGGCAAATTCATAAAACATATTTCTTGCTTGTCCAGCACTTCTTCTAGATTTACTAGCACGGTGTACATAATCAAATCTATTACGAGCTTCTTCCATATTAAATATATGTAGATTAAATTCTAACTTACTAGCTTGTTCTTGATATTCACCTATATCATCAGTATCATCATCTATAAATACGTGAAGCTTTTTAGGATTATAATTATGCTTTAAAAAATATTTAATAGTCTTTATATTATTAGCCCTATGATAACTTGGTATAAATATATCTATCATATAAAATCTTCGTGTGTAAATCCTAATAATTTAATTAAATCATCTTCTATAAAACCATTAACTCCATTATCTACTAATACTAGTCTTAATCTTTCAATGGCTTTTTTTTCTTCATCAGTAGCATTATATTCATAATAATTAGCGACACTTTCAAAATCTATCTTAATAAATCTATAAGCAAATATTTTTAATACTTCTTTTTGCTTATCAGTTAAATCATATTCATCTAAAGCTTTTATTTTTTCATTATACTTATCTAAATTAATACAGTCGTATAAGTTTATATTAGGTATTTCTTTAGGCTCATAATATAACGGATCATAAGATAAATCAGAAAGAGCTTCTGTATTTTTTATAGTCGGCACATTTACGCCCCATTCATCTAACTTATTTATATCCCATTCATTTGCTAATATATCAAAATCCCATTCACCGAAACCTACATTGTCTTTTACTATAAATTCTTCTTTTTGTTCTTCAGTTAATCCTTCAGCTATTTCTATCCATACTTCTTTTAATCCAGCATCTTTACTTGCCTTCCATCGCATATTACCGCCTAATATCATTAAATTTTCATCTACTACTATAGGTCGTAGCTTTAGCATTTCAGGAAAATCTTTTATAGACTTTACTAATTTTTTAAACTTATCATTTTTAATAATACGAGGATTACGTGGATTGCCTTTTATTTTATATATTTTAATTTGTTCTTTCATATTTAGAAAGTATCATTTATATTACGTTCACCAGTTAAATTTTCTTTAGCTCTTTTC